TAGTATGGCTATAAATCTTGCAGAGTCTAACCAGTGAATCCTTGTCATGAAGAGCACCCGTTGAATTTTTCTTAAATTCTACATCAACGGGTGCTAACTTTCTACCTTAGTAAATGCCGATAACTACTGGGGTGTAAGACTGCCTTGTAGACACCTCTGCGACATAATATTGCCCGTTCCCATCATTAGATGCAGCTCCCCATGTGAATACTGCAGCTTTTGCTACAAAGTTAGTATTGACACCATTCAATTTTATTTGCTCATCGACTAATGTCGATGAAAGGCCAACAAACGCGCTACCTGTCACGACAACATGAGTATTAAGACTCCCCCTGTAGTAACCCGAGTATTTGTCATTTGAGAGACCAATTTTCCCAACAAGATCAAAAGCAACATTACCACCGATCTGTCCAAGCAAAATTTTAACAGTTGCCCCAACAGGTTTATTATCGGCCCTGATGGTAAATCTTGTGGGTGGGTTAAAGTTTGTTCCTAACGTGAAGTCGAACATTTGTGAGCAGTCTCCGAGCCCTATCTTATTACCTCCTGATTGAACTGATGAAGATGCATTTCCAAACATAACAGGAGACTCAAACCACAACATCCCGGTACTGACGGTTATTCCAAAAGTCTCCAACTGTATATCTCTAAATTTAAAGGTATTATTGTTGAATTTCTTAACTATAGCTGTTGAAGATGAATTACCTGATGCAGTACCAGCAACTATAGTATAGTTTTTGAGGTCAAACTGATTCCCCTCAAGAACAAGCAAACCTGATCCAAATATAGTAAACATTGATGTGTTTGATGGTGTTCCGTTTGGCTTAATGAGTTTTCCATCTGGAAGCAAAACAGAGCTGTTAATCATAACTACTCGGTTACTTGGTTCACTGTTTGAAAATGGCTGGGATGTATATGCATTACTATCCGTGGCAAGCAAACTTAGTTCTGACCAATCGATCGTGCAATTTTCTACTCTTAGTTCTGAAGAGTCGCCTTTTATACCTAAGAAATTTTTATAAGGTGTCAGCATTGGCCCCATACAGCGGAATGAGCAATTAGAAACATGCACTCTACTATTTTTATTCGCAGGAGTAGCGTTTATAGACTCATCGTATATAGCGATTACATTCTTATAAACAAAATCTCCTGTGTATATTGCGTCTATTGCCTCCTTAAGGAATTTCTTGTTTCTGTTTAAAATGAATGAGCATCCGTAAACAGATACATAATTGAATTTATCAGTGGGGTACAGTCCAAAGTATTGCTTATTGTCGTATAAGTCAAACAAGACATTATCAATGAACGAACAGTTCACAGCAATAAGTGTTCCAATACCGCTATGCCTGTCAAACCCTTTCCTGTAGTTCTCATAGAACGATGCACCTGACAAATATACGTCATCAACATATTGGTTGGCGGTTATCCCATAACCGGTGGCGGTTATACCTTTGAAACCATTTCGATAGAATTCGCCACCATAAACAGAAAGTTTATTGCAGTGCCGTAACCACCATGGAGATGAAGTGGTATATCTACCATGACAATTATACAGGTTCACGTAGGTTCTAGACCCTAAAGGCATCCCCTCACCGCTTATGCTATGTCCTCTATAATTTGCTCTCTCAGAACGTACGCTATAGTAATTTATTTCCTTACAATCCTGTATATGTGAAAACCAGACCGCACCAAAATACGCACTAGGGTTAGCGTTATCAGGAGACATATTATCATCAACTGGCCCCGCCTTGGTTGTGCACTTTGTTGTCATATTTGAAAATGTTACTTTATCAAAACCAGTCAGCCGCAGAAGCGCATTTGCCGTAGTTTCGTCAACCCCAGCGGTATGAGATTTATCTTCAAATATAAAATCCAAGATAGTGTTTTCTATCCCATCTCCGTGAAAAATCACTTCTTTAACGGATGGCGTAGCTGATTGTTGAGGGATGATTGTCTTAAATCCATAATGCCCCGCTGGAAAATAAACATTAAGAACTCCATTTCTAATCTCACCATTGGTTAGAGCATTTAACAATGCAGGCGTGTTATCTGTAGCTGTAATTCTAGATTGATCATTTCCATCATATAGAGGCGTTCCAGTATAATCTGGAGTACCTCCAAATGAATAAATAAAGTTATTCCATTCTGTTCTCTCGTATTGTCCTCTAAAAACAGCATCCCCCACACTCAGCCACGCACCGGCACCGATGCCGCCAGTAGATTCTGGGGTTGACGCAGCATCGACAGTCTTTGGAAAGGTGCCGTCCCAGCGGTAATAATCACCATCACCATCCGGTAGTTTCCAGCGTAGCACCTGATTTGGCAGGATTAGCGTTGCTCCATCCTGAAACGAGTCCATTGGCACCCACCCATATGCGGCAATTGCCTGTTGAGCGAGCTGGCGCAAACCTTCAATTGTGTAGTGATCACCGCCGAAGCGGTCTTTATATTTAAGAGCAAGCGAGGTAACAAACTCGTCAATTTTACCGGCGTTAAACTTCAAATCGCGTGGGGATTCGCTCGGAACCGAATTCTGAGTAGGTGTAGTGGCCATATTGATTCCATAAAAAACCCAGCGCGATGGCCGGGTTGGGATGGTTGGGATAGGTCTTATTGGTAGATGGCGTCGCTGTATTCCGCTACAGTCAGAGATACCGTGTTATCTGTGTTCGGTTTGATGCTGTTGACTGTCCATAGCTGACTGTCCAGTTCCTCAACTGTCGCGATGAGATAGCGCGACGGTAGCTGCACAGTGTCTCCGTTCCATATGTTGAGATGAATGTCGGGTATTGCCGCGGTGAATCCGTACTTCGTATCGGCTCGCGCCGTCGCTGGATATCGCAGAGTCGGATTTCCAAGACTGTCGGTCACCAGCACATACATCGAACCGGTGAAGGCGATCGGCTCACTGGTATCAAAGTTATTCCCGGCTCGGCCGGTTATGTAACCCTGTTGCTGGTTGCTGTCGTAGATGTCCGGCATCTGAATGACGCTGCCGACCTGAATTATCCCGTCTTCGAACACCTTTGCGTTCATCTTCACCCTTGAGTAGATCAGGCGCTTTGTTTCGCGCAGCGCGCGCTCACGTGCCTGATACTCGTTGCGGAAACCGACGATCTCCAGTTTATTCGGGTTCTCAGCTTCCTGCTCGACAATAGAGCCGTTCAGGACCCGGTAGTTAATGTACGTCTTGTTGTTTGTTGTCGGGTGAACGTATGAGACTTGCACTCCGTCATAACCGCCTGGTAGCGTGGCCTCGTACGTCATTTTGTACTCGTCCGTCTTCATGTTAGCCCGGTTGAATACTGCGGCCGGGTAATCAACCTTCTGGTCGCGAGTAAACGTCAGCACGCCGTCGTCCCAGTACGCCACCACCGACGCCGCATTGCAGATCGCCTGCACTCGGTCGCCCAGCGAGTCGTTCTCGTCATCAAACGTGTAATCGAAGTAGCCCAGGCGCTCGTCTGGCAGGCTTTCGGCAATCGAGTACAGACCGTAAAGGTCAATGCTGCTGACCGACTGCTCACCCATCATAATCCATGTATGCGCCACTGCATCAGCGAACGAGCGCGACGGCCGCAGGATGTAATCCACCGTCTGCGTGTCAAGGTTGTACGTGATGGTGTGGCGAGTCACCAGCGCGTTGTATTTGCGCTCACGGCTACCCAGAGCGTTCTCTGTCGCCCTCACCTTCACGCGGACCAGCGTATCAGTAGGATGAACGACGTTGGTCCTGATATTGATAGCGTGGATCTCTTCAACTTTCAGGACTGAAGCGTCGCTGGAGTTATCCGCGCGCTGGAAGCTTATTGCGTACTTTCCGTACCCGGCCGCAGGAGTCAGTTTATCGGTGCGGTAAAACACTTCGCTGGTATGGTCGTGAGGTGTTCCCTGGTAATAGGTAAACGTCTGCGTAGTGCCGGGGATCTGGTTGTAATCGTCGTCGATTTTCCAGATAACGACCTTCCAGTTAGTCTGTTTCTTCCCCCCAAGACTCGACTGTGTGTGCAGCCAAAGCTGTGATGACTCAACAGGTGAGAAGAATGGACCCACGACCAGGGCTTCATTGTCATTCAGAATGAACTTCGTGGTGTTGATGGTCGCCGTCGAGGGTATGTCCTGCGGCCCCTGCAGGTCGCTCATCGTAAACGTGTACCAGCGTACAGGGTTAATCACCGCGCCGTCGTTCGTTTCAACTGCGGAGATCAGCGTGCCTGAGAACGTCGCATCTGTAGTAACGCTGCCTGATGCAGTGCTGTACGTCACGTTGATGGTGAAGGTAACCGCGTGCGGCAGCACCAGCCCCATGAAGTAATCAAATTCGGCCTGCTTCACGATTTTCATCGCTATCTGACCACCGGAATACGTGCCGCTGACCACAGTGGTTGCAGTCGCGCTCTCTACCGGGAAATCGCTGGCTTCGTTCTGCCCGGGAACCTCCTGCCCGTCGACGTCATCGAACCCGTATCCCTCGACGATCTGAGGGATTACTTCGCCAGGCTGGAAGAACTGGAATTCAGCACCGGCCAGAGAGCCGAGGCTTGATTCTGAGTAGCGCACAGACTCGTAGTCGTACTTGCCGATCCCGATGCACATCCACTCAGTGACATACTTCAGTCCGCCCTCAAAGGCATCCTGGCGAACGTATTCGAACACCGATTCCTGAATCAGATCCGGGAATGAACGCACCTGGCCGTAGATATCCGGTTTGGCTTTGTAGACGCGCGCGGTGTTTGTCTGACCGGTAAGACTATTGTTTGGAGAATCGACGGTATTGCCACCGGTGTTTGCGATGGCCGGCTTCGGCGCAAGGAAGGCGAAAACCGTTCCGACTACTTTGAATATCGGGCTCAGGATGTCGCTGACGATACCTTTTGGCTGGTCGAAAATCTGAATGCTGTCCAGCTCGCTCAGCTCAAACGCCAACTCATCATCTTCTCCCAGCTTTACTCCGTTGCGGACGATCAGCAGATCGCGGTGAAAGGTAGCGTCATTGGCAGCCAGCCAGTCATAAAAAAGGGTGCCGTTTGGCACCCTGCAACGCAGCTTAGGCGTTCCTGGAAAATTCGATATCTCAACCAGCGCCATATTCGAAAAACTCCACTTTTGTAAATGCCCGCTGAATGACCAGCAACGAGTCCATGCGTACGCTTCCGTTCTCGCCGCGCGAGTGCAGCGCCATCCGGTTCAGCACCAGGCCAACATGCGCCGGTTGCGCGCCGCGGTACCCAACAAATATCCCGCCCTCGACAGGTTTATCGACCTGGCGCCAGAAAACGACGTCACCCTGATAACAGGTGAAGAAGTCCTCACCCGCTTCGTAGTCCGGCGTCTGGTGCAGCTCAATGCCGAGGACGTGCCGGTAATACAGCACCACCAGCCCCCAGCAATCCACCTTCTCGAACGAACAGGCCCGGTTAGCCCACGGCACGCCGATCACCTTCCGGATGAAATCAGAGGTACTGAAGTCCCGAATATTCGACTGGGTCATAGAGTCTTCCGATATTGTTGTTCAGCGGGTTGGTCACGGAGAGGGTTACCGATGCAGCATCAGCGTCGATGTCCACCGTCTTGACGTATAACTGCCAGGACTTAATCGGCACCGACACATCACCGCTGTCGAAGATCTGCCTTGTGGCCGTGATGGCTGTCAGCCGGGCCGCGCCCTTCCACTGCTTCATCAGCGCTTTGATGTCCGACGAAAGCCGCCCTAACTTCACCGTCGCGTCGATCACCGGCGTTCCGCTCTGCTGGCTCTCTTCGATTTCAAAACGCGCTGGCGTGTACGTCTGGCCTCCTAGTGCCTTCGGGAAGAACTGCTTATCAACCAGGCGGACGTAGCCAAAGGATGGATGGTAGAACGTGATGGTGTCGTACAGCCCGCGCGTCGGCCGCTGCTGCTTATACTCCCTGAAGCTCGGCATTACGGAACCCTCGGTAGTGATTCCGGATCGCGTCCGTCCGGATAGCCGGTGACAACGATATCCAGCCAGGAATCCCACGGCGGCGGCAGCTCAACAATGATGTCGTCGAATTCGTCATCGCCGTTGTAGAGGTGATTCGCAATAACGGTACCCGTCCAGGTCACCACCCCGCCGTCGATACTGGTTTGCACCGGCATCTGCGTGAAGTGAAGTTCCTGCAGTTGCAGACCGCTGCCGCCCAGGTTGATATTCATACGGAACCAGTTCAGGCCCCGGTTGAGATAGTTCGGGCTACGCAGCCACTGCTGAAATGCGCGTTCCTGCGCCAGCGTGAAGATCCACGTTAACGACCATGTCACTTTCAGGTCATCAGTCTGATTCTCGAAGATGGCCGGACCGACCGCTGGCTGATCGGTCTGGAACCCGGTATCAAGCGTCATGTTTTTGCTGGCCTTCTGCGCCAGCGGCAGCCAGTCGGGATAGTCGATAATTGGCATCAGCCCTGCCCCCTTGGCGTGCGTTTAACGTTCATGTTGCTGGTTATGGCGTTGCTTGCCGGGCCACCGTTATTCATGTCAGCTATAAAAGCTTCAAGCGTCCATGAACCATCGCCGTTCTGCGTAGCCTGAGCATCAACAGACGCGGATGAGTAGTTGTAGATGTTGAGAATCGGAGCCCCGCCTCCACCACCTGAAGTAATGTCCTTGTTACTGAGCATGGTTCCATTATCGCCAGACACCATGTATTGGCTGCCATTATTGGCGCGGAAGATTTCAGGCTTATCGCCCTCCCCTACCTGATACATGCCACCAGCTTGAATTGACCCACCGTTTTTTCGTTTACCGAGAAGGTTAGCGCCAATAACGCCCGCAACCGCGCCGAGACCGATCGCCGCAGCCGTACCCATCGAGGCTATTGAGGAAAGGATCGCCGCCGGGGTCCACGCCGCAGCAGTAGTTGCCGCCGCAGCTGTGCTGGTAGCTGTCTGCGTAGCCACTGCTGCCGTCTGCACAGCCGTAACCGTGCCGATAGCCGCCGTTTGTGCCGCCTGGCCCATGATGGCTGACTTAACCCACTCAATTCCCATCTGGACGAATGAGTTAACCACGCTGTTCAGGACCGTCATGCCTATACTGCGCATTGCGTCGCTGGCAGACATGCTTCCTGTTATGATTCCTGTCAGCGCGTTACTGGCTACAGAACCGAGAGAGTCGAAAGCCGCCGCCGCTGCCTGTGTAGCCGCGTTCTGCTGTGCCCACTCTTCCCACATCGCCGCGTTACGCTGATCCCGGTATTGCTGTTCGATAGCAGCGCGCGCCGCCTCAGCCTCACCTATCTTCTGCGGGTAAAGCTGGGCATATTGCTGGATATCAGCAATGTCTTTCTGGTACTGGCTATCCAGCCCGGCGGTTTTACTGGTTTTACCCTGGATGGCGCTGAACTTATTGGAAGCCTCTGTGCGCTCCCGTTCAGCCTTTGCCTGTTCACGCAGTGCGTTGGCATTATCCCATGCTTTCCCGGCAAGTTGCCCGGCAAGCATGAGTTGCTCCTGCGTGGCTGTATTACCGAGAGACTGCTGTGCATTAAGGACGGCCTGCGCTCGCGATAACTCTCCAACACTCCCGGCTGATAGCTCTGCCTTCTGCCGCAACTCATCCAGTTTTTGGTTAACAGTCTCCTGCGCTTTAGCGTACTGCTCCGCCTCTTTCTGGGCGGCTGACGCTCCACCTTTCGACTTGCTACCAGTGGTCGTTGCAGTGGCCTTTATCTCGATCGGCTTGGTATTAGCAGCAGTTTGTGATGCTTTGGTTACAGCAGCCAAATCGCCAACCAACATGGCGGCTTTATTGCTCAGTCCGGCCAGTGCTTTGTTTTGCGCCTCCCAACCGTCGAGCCCAAGCCATGACCAGGTGCGGGCCCGGCGCGTAAACATTTCTGCAGTGCTGTTCAGATCAGATATCTGTGCATCGGCAGATATTGCCTTACCGGCCAGTCTGTCGAGAGCAGCTGTCAGCGAGTCAATCACGGCGACCATGCCAGAGCTTGCACCAGTAGCCTGGTTAACAGAGTCGATCATCGACAGGAATGAGTTGGTCAGCGCGGTATTGGCCTGTGAAAGCGTGCGCGGGAGTTTCTCGAATTCTGCATTCACTGAGCCTGTTTGCTTCTGAATGGCGTTCAGCGCATCTTCTGCCGTCAGTTTCCCGTCCAGCATCAGTTGACGAAGTTCTCCGATACTTACGCCCATCCCGGCGGCAATCTGGCGCGCCAGTTCAGGCATTTGCTCCAGAATGGAGTTGAATTCCTCAGCCCGGATAGTGCCAGAGGAGATCGACTGGCCGAACTGACGAAGAGCATTAGCCATTTCCTCGGTGGATGATCCGCCGATGCGCCCGATTTTCTGAAGTGTTTCTGTAAGTTGGATGATCTGCCCGTTAGTCGCGCCGGTATCACGCAGAGCGGTACTGAGGGTTTCCCACAGCTTCGCAGTGTCCTGCAGCGAACCGCCCGTCGACGAACTGATACGCATCAGGCTCTGCATCGTCTGTGATGCAGTCGCAGCACTGCCTGTCAGTCGCTCAATGCGCGCGTTGAGCTGACTCATGTTGTCAGCAGCAACCAGAAACGCCTTGCCCCAGTCAACAACGAGTGAAGCTGCAATAGCACCGGCAACGCGGTTAATATTTGTCTGCAGCTCATCCATCTTTTTGGCTGCGGTAGTTGCAGAGTTGCCGATAGAGTCGAGTGACTTATTGGCCTTTCCCTGCGCCTTCAGCAAGCCAGATACATTTGCCTCGATGTCGTAATAAATCTCGCCTGCTTTCTCAGACATCAGTTTTCTCCGGGCATAAAAAAACCCACCGAGAGGTGGGTTAGTTATTCGTGTCGTTTATTGGCATCGTTCGGTATAGGCTGGCGGCGGCGGAGTTTCACTCGTGCTCAGGAAACGTTCGCCAAGCGTGTAATCGACACCTTTTGAGAACATCCCTTTCGATTTCATGTTCAGCTCAACGAAGAAAGGATGAAATCCAGCATACGCCCCAAACCCGTTCTTGCCGTTAATTTCCCCGCAAACTATAGCAAAGACACTACCCTGGTCAGCATCCATCATTTTTGCTACTTTCACGTTGCGGAACTGCGCACTACCAGGATCCAGTAGATTGGCTGAAACTTCAGATTGCGCCAGAGAAATTGCCTTTTCCTCACCCGGCTTGCAGCCAGCCAGAACCAGCGGAATAGCCAAAGCCAAAAGTATTTTCTTCACTCTTATCCACTGAGTTTTATTGTCGAGCAATATTACGCCCGGTCTGGTATTTACGGTACATCCATTATTAACTCAGGCGGATTTCTTTGCTGATTTTTCGCGCTCAATCATTTCCTGCCAACGGCGATCGTCATCGTCCATAACTGCGTCGTACTCTTCCCTGGTGAAACCTTTCTGGTCGGGATATTTGGCGTTAAGCATCATGGCGAATTCGGTCATGGTAAGGTTTTCAGCCTCTTCCCTGCTGATCCCGAAATGGTTTCTCGCCGCCATGATGTATTCAGTCGCATGAAATTCTGGAGTCGTTTCCTTGCTTTCGTGCTTCTGCAGTTTTCGAACCCTGGCCCGACCGATAATGCCATGCATGATTAGTGACTGAGCTATCAAGATAAGGTTCTCAGGCGGAAGCGCGCCGAGGCGCCATACGAATGTGCGCCTGCCAGTACGTGAAGGCTCATGCCAGCCAGTCAGTTCAGAAACATCCTCGTCACAGCAGGACTGAATGACGTTAATAGCCGAGAGCAATGCCTCGCGCACAAAAGCAGCTGAACCTGCTGCATCCAGAGCCCACCTGGGCAGGGAAACATCACCGAAGTAGTAAGCGTAAAACTTGCGCTGATGCTCCGGTATAGCACTGTGAATTTCCCGGGCCGCCTCAAGCATTTTCGCCACGTCGTCATTAAACAGCGCATAGAAAGTGCGGACGATATGCTCTGGCTCGCCGATCCGCGTCATGTTACGGAACGATGGCCGGAAGAAGTATCCCCGCTCGCCAGCACCAATCAGGCACTCGCCAATCTCTTTCAAAGGTGTCATATCGTTCTCCATAACCAGTATCAAGGGCAGCACGCCGCCCTTTGTAGTGATTACGGCGCGGCTGTCACGGTAACAGCACAGGTGTCGGTGAAATCACCGTCAGCAGTGGTAGCCGTAATAGTCGCGGTTCCTGCGGCGACGGCCGTTACCAGGCCGGTTGAGCTGACAGTCGCGATAGAGGCCGCCGAAGTCGTCCAGGTGATCGCCTTGTTAGTCGCATCGGTTGGCTGAACTGCACCGCTCAGCTGCTGGGTTGCGCCAACGACCAGAGATGCAGTTGCAGGGGTAACTTCAACGCCGGTGGCCGCGATGGAATCAGCGACTTCAAACACAACGGTGTCGGCGTCGTAGACCTTCCACTCTCCAGAGAAGGTGGAGATATCGTTGGTACCGAAATCACCAGACCATGAAGTTGTGTTCATGTAACCCTGGATGTAAGTACCGGCGTTCTCACCCGCGAAGTCGAAACGCACCCACAGGTTAGGCTGACGGCCTGCCTGCACTTCGTCAAAGATGTACTTCGACAGACGCCACGCGCCGATCTCGTTATCTTTGTCAGATTTGCGAAACTCCCCTTCGCCGGAGATCGTCAGATCCATGTTGTTGACCAGGTTCTCCACCAGCCCTTTAGCATCATCTGCCTCGGAGTTGATGGTGTTCATAGAATAGTCGATGCCCTTGGTCGTCATAGCGCCGAGACGCTTCCATTCGGAAAGGGCCGGCACTGCGTCGGGGCAGCCAAAGGCCATGCGTAGCACAGCTACTTTCCCGATCAGCTTGCCAAAATCATTAGCACAGCCTTGCATGTGTACCTCTCAAATAAAAAAGGCCGCCGGATGGCAGCCTGATGGGTTGGTGATGGGGTTATTCGCCGTAAACGCACATGAACTGAAGCCGGAAGACCAGGCGGCCCTCTTCGGTCGGGACGGGTGCAGGCATATTGCCTAGGTTTTGGATCAGGCCAAGGCATTCGTCGGTAATGTCGTTCTGTTCGACATAATTGATGATTTCCTGAGCCTTCTCAGCGGCTGCGCGGCGCTTATCCTTGGCGGAAATGACATCCACCAGCACGTAGTGGTCCGATCCGAGGTCATTTCGGATGTCGGTACCGCCGTTAGGCCGGAACACGATGAATGCGTCGGTTAACTTCGTTGTATCATCCCACGCCAGCAACTGAACAATGAAGCCAGTGGTTAGCCCGGCATCAACGAAGTAGTTACGCACACGCTCGTACATGGCTGGTGTCATACTGAAAGCTCCTTGCGCATTACGGCATCAATCTGGCTGCGGGTATCCTCAAAGCCTTTGGTGAGGAACTCTTTCTGCGCGGTGGCGCGGCGGAAGGTTTGAGGAACATTCGGATCGTGAACGAACACAGCGTAGTTCGCGGTGTATCCCACCCGACCTGTCAGCCGAACGCCGTTGTTAATCAACTCCCGATACTGGCTATTAAGCAGCGTTGAGGTGTCGATAGGCGTATAAAGAGCAGCCTGTGAGCTGCCGATTATCATTGCTGACTGAAGCGCCCGGACAACCTTTCGCCCTTTCACGTCGTTGATGATGCGGTTGAGCCCTGCTTTCGACTGCTTAACGCCGCGCACTTTGATACCCATGGTTGTCTCCAGGCAATAAAAAACCCCGCCTGAGCGAGGTTTGATTTCATTTAAAGATGAATCAAAAAGGGAGCATTGCGCGGATTTCAGTGTGCCAGTTATGAAAGGCAGGCAGGTCATCTAATAACCAGAATCCAAATCCAATCATTACAACGCCAATAATCATTTGAGCAATAACGCTGAACCAGTATTCAATAGGCTTGCTGTCTTTATGGATGTACTCCTTTCGCGTCGTCCCCTTAAATGTCTTTGTATAGACACCTCGTCGCAAAAAGATAATCGACTGAACAAACGCAAAGGGGCCGGTCAGAAAAATTCCACATACCGCAAGCCAATATTGAAATCCCATCACCAATCATTCCAGTTAACGTTTTGGGCCATTATTGCACAGGTTTATCAAACTCCCGTCAGGATGGCGTAATCATCCGTCAGTCGCTCGAACGTGTCGGCATAGCGGATGACCTGCCGCACCTCGTCGGCACCGGCCACAACCGGGTCGGCTTCGGTCGATACGCCAATCAGCAGATAATCACCGGCGGCCGCCAGCGCGAACTCCGTCCAGACGGTATTCTTCACGACGATTTCAGCGCCCAGGCTGGCTAACTTCTTAATGAGCCCTCCCTCGTAATCACAGAGGATTTGCTCAGGTTCGGCATAGCCCAGCGGGTCGCCGTATTCGTCATTGCCTTCCAGCTTGCGCCAGATGGTCGCCGTGGCCGTATAGCTCCAGTTCGCTACCGATGACATCATCCCTCCTTCCAGCGCAGCACCTTCGCGCCAGTCGCCCGGATGCGCGGGCAGTTGATAAACCACTCGCCGTCCGATTTTACGTAGCCGGTAGTCTCCCGCCCGGTGTCTGTTTCGACCCATACGCGGGTGAGCGAGCGCGGCAGTCCGTGCTTAACTGATTTGTACGTCATCACTTATCCCCGCACATGCAGCCGCCCTTCCCGATCCAGATACCAGCGAATGCCGGGGTGGCGGTAGGGTCAGCAGGAATAAGGGCAGTGGCGCAGCCGTACTTATCCAGCCCGCGCAGCAGGTTCACTGATGCTTTCCAGCGATCGGTGAATGACTGGTACCGGAAAGAGCGCGACGCACCACTCGGAGCCGTCTGGCTGGAGATGTATTTATCCCCCTGCCCGAGCCCCATAAGCGCCAGAAGATAGAGCTGAATCAGCAGCGCGGTCGATGCCGGATAATGCGCATCAAGACACTCCTGGATGCTGTTGGCCTGGTCGACGAGAGCCTGAAGAACAAAATCGGGAATGGTAATTCCCTGGCTATCCAGATACTCCTTCGCCTGTTCGAGAGTTACCATTATCGACTCCGTGAAATACCCCGCCGGAGCGGGGCATAAAAAAACCGCCTTAGCGGCGGCTGTTATTCAGCAGGGAAAAGCTTTTCTAGTTCGCCATCCGGCAAAAGTTCACTGAGCTTTTCAGCGCCCAAATTCCCTTTGAACTCAATACCCAGCTGGGTCAGGCGCTCCTGAATAATCTCTTTGCGAGATTTCTCACCAGTGCCGGCATCAGGCGTCGACGGGGTAAGTTCTCCGCCTGCCTCACCATTAATGAGACGGACGTTAGACTTCAGCGCCGGGTGAAGCTCTTTCAACTCCACCACCTGCCCTACCTTCACGCCGAACCATGGGCGCACAACTTCGTATTTAGCCATGCTTTTTCCTTACGCCAGGTTAGCGCCGTAGACAACGCCAGACAGGCCCTGATCGTCTGCGGTGATTTGCAGACCTTCAGCAGACATAATCTGGAAGTTGTAGTTAACGTTAGGCAGTGGACGCGGCAGCGGAACAACGCCTACAGCCATACCCACCAGTGGAGAGATCACGTCACGGCGACGAACGTACGCGATAAACTCGTTACCGGACAACGCGAAGCTCATGCGGATTTCTTTCACCGGTGCGAACGGCAGCACCGCCTGCAATACAGTTCCGCTTACAACGCCGTTAACCACGTACGGCTGAGCCAGGTTTGCCCAGATTTCCGGAGAAACCCACATCACATCGTATGCGGCGACTTTGTTCGTGCGTGCGGTGGTACCGAATGCGCCTTTACCGAAGAACGCAAAGATCGCAGTCATGTCAGCGGTGGGCAGGTCGATATTCGCACCACCAGCACCAGATCCGAGGTTAATCTTCTTGGTGTTGCGGTGGTTTTTGATACCCTGCGCCGGGTAGGACTGTACCTGAATTTTTGAATCGCCGTTCAGGTAGTAGTTGACGCGCTTCTGGTTGAACTTGCGCATCTTCGCCATCTGCGAGTCCAGCACCAGATCGATGCCAACAGAGTTCAGGCCAGCAGCATGACGCCAGTTAACACCGTAACCAGCAGTGAACACCGGAATCGGATCGCCGTCGCTCGCGTAGTCAGTGTGGTCGAAGGAGAACGGCGCCTGACCATCGATGCTTACTGACACGTCGTCAGCGATGTCGCCTACCACGTTATACAGCTTGGCGGTTTTACCGACCGGCAGCACGGTCTGAACGCCGATCAGGTCGTTCACGATTTCCATGCCAACTTCCTGATCGCGCAGTTGCAGCACCTGGTTGTCAATCTCAGCCCAGAAGTCACGGGAGAAACCGCCAACAGCGTTACAAGCCAGCATGTCAGGCGTCATCATTGCGCGGTTAGCCGCAATGATGGAGTCGTTCTGCAGGTTCCACATGTTGCGGTTTGCCCACAGCTCGTTCCAGTGCCCGCCAAGGCGAGCATTAGTCGCCAGTGTCTCTTTAGAGAAGTACATATGCGTTTATCCTTTTGTTACGCGCCAGCGGCGGCGACGGTGCCAACGCGCATACGCACGCGAATATAATCGGTGGTGCTGGCCGCGATGGTGTATTCATCCTGGCTGTAGCCGATCACTGAATCAGTGTCGGAGGTGGCAAGGGTGAACTGACCGGCAGTGCCCAGTTTGATTGGGCTGTCTTTTTTATACGCACCAGGCAGGCAACGCAGCGCAAGCTCACGACCTTCTTCGACGTAGTTGCCTACTGCCGAATCACCGGCTGGGATTGATTCGGTGATGGTCAGGCCCTGGTGATAACCGACATCGATGATGTACAGGCGACCGGTTAGCGCGGTGGCCTGAGCGAATTTATCGGATGAGTTGATGGTTGCGGCGGTGCCAGGAAGCAACGCGGCGGCCGTAGTGCGGGTTTCGGTCTTGTACAGAGACTGACCGTCAATATTAACGCGACGATAACGTGGCATTATTCCGGCTCCTTACTTGAAGTGTTCGTCAGCGGCAGGTGCGCCGGTTTCTTTGTGCTGCTGTGCGTTGTTAGCACCCAGCGGAGCAGCTTCGCCCAGCGACTTGAACATGGCGTCCAGCGCTTCGCCTGACAGTGCGTTAGCCACGATATCGCCATGGACCTTCGCAACCGCCTCACGCTTTGACTTCTCTTCAGCGCGGGAGTTGGCGGTCAGGGTTTCAGCGAGTTGCTGCTGATTGGCCTGCAGGCCAGTGATCGCGTCCTTAATCGGATTCAGGGCATCGGCGAAGTTAGCGGCCAGGCCTTTACCGATTTCGCTGATCAGCTCTTGTTTCTCTTCAGTGGTTAAAGGCATGTCGCCCTCCGTTTTGTGGTTTGGTGCAGGCTGTTCCTGCGGTGTGAATAGAGCTTTGAATTTGTTAGCGACGACTGCCACCCACGACTCCTGGCGCGCTACGGCGGTGCCGATATCGTCGAAGGTGATAACCCCGCCCTCTGACTTGTAGCCGAATACCTCAGCGCTACCGCCATTGCGGATGATTACCGCTTGCGAGTCAGTGAAGTCAGCAACCCAGGCGTATTCATCCGCGCCAGCAGCAAACTTCGCTTTGGCTGCGCGATCTAGACGCTGCTCGCGCTCCCGGTAGGACTCACCCACCAGCGCGCCTGAGTTCGCCTTAAGCGGCTGTGCCAGATCGGCATTCACCATCAGGCCAACGCCCTGCTCAGGGGTAGCGGCTCCGACTTCGTGCAACAGGATCGCGTCATGGTCCATGCCGTGGATATCAGCCACCCAATCAGCACCTGTTGCGCGTTGTTGCTCGTTCGGCTCAAGCTGGTCGAGGAATGCGGCAACACTGGTATGAATCGGCGGAACGTCTTCGCCGCGCTCAATGGCAGCGACACGCTCAAGCAGCTCCCTGCCGCCTTCCGATTCGCTGGCACGAGCCACATCAACCCACTTTTCGAGGTAGATGCGATTACCGGACTTCTTAACGTTGCGGTTCCATGCGCCGATATGGCCTGCGTTAATTCCCTCCGGGGAGAAAGCAGACACGAACTGACCGTTAACCTGAGGATGTCCCAGTGGTGCCAGTGTGCCTTCCAGCCCCTTATAGTGGGCGTCGATTTGCTCTTGCGTGTACAACCCGCCATTCATGACAACGTTTGCCGGAAGCGTGTAGCTCGGCAGCACCAGATGCTCACGCCCATTGTATGTTTCGCGCCGGATAGACTGGCTATTCACCTTCGTGGTGATATTGACCTGCATAGGCATAGTTATTTCTCCGCCCAGGCGTAACCGCGCGCCTGCATCGATTTATATTCCTGTTTGAGTTTCGTGATGGTGTCCGGGTATTCTGGGTTCCCATCCGCATCCACCAGCACCGACTGCTGGCTGCATTTGCAGTTGATGGAGTTGCCATCTTTGCTGTACCAGTCACGCACCTCTTCGTTGGTGTAGAGGTGGGCGTGGCGCACTGCATGCGTATGCCTGGTTGTCGGTGACAGCGCCGAGATATGGACCAGTAGCGTTTTCAGGCCGAAGAGGTCATTCGCCTCCTGGTCTTCATCCCACTTAGCCCGTCGCAGCGCGGTAGTCACTTCAGTGCGCGCTATCCGGTTGGCCCGGCGCTTTTCGATACCTGTCTGGTCGGTCAGATTGCGGGCAATATCCAGCGGATTGAGCCCGCGCCCCACTCCATCAGTCAGCACGCGCGCCATGTTGCGCTTAACTTCAGCAGTCAGCCCCTTCATTTCCTCAAACACACGGGCATGCACCAGCGCCATGCGTTGCTGGTAAGGGTCGCTTGCGAGGATGGAGGCCAGCGACTCACGCCCGGCGGCGTACACCGGCGACTGCTGGCTGAGGTTGTAGAACGACTGCCCGGTCCCTTTCTCCGAAGCCAGATCGATGTACTCGTAAAACCACAGGTCGTAATCGCCACCTTCAAGCAGCACCTGATCAACCAAGTAACTGGCATCGTTCAGGATGATGGAGAGTAGCGTTGGGTTTAGCTGGTATTCGTATCGTGCGTTTACTGCGAGGGAGGAAGGTATTTTTTCGAGTGCTGATTTGTACGCTTTGCCAATCTTATTCATTCGCCTGGCGAAGTCTTTCATTGCCCGGCGTTCCAGCGCATCGGCCCCTGTCGGATCCTGATAATTACGCGGCAGAATCGGTGGCTTCGTCTTCTTCGTCGCCATCCTCTTCTCCTAACGGGAATTCATCGACGTTTTCATAACCGGCTGCTGTGCGAATTTCTTCACGGCTGAAGGCCGGATTCTCTCCGCTGCCCTGGAACGTCTGGTTAATTTCTGCCATGGTTTTGGCATTAGCGAGTTTCTCAGTGCCAGTCTGCTCGTTAAGGTCATCCCAGATAACCGTCTTCTCGCTGACAGCATCAATTATTTCCAGGTCTATGAGCTTGTCACTGAAGTCTTCAATTTCGAATGACAGGTCGCCTCGACGTGACTGGCAGCGAGCATTGAAATATTTCTGATCCTCGGTACTTGCCCTTTCACCAGTCTGCATCCCAACCAGAACTTTCACAGGTATATCAACAGATGCAGCGAAGGTTTGCAGGTTGACGTTATAGGTTGGGTCAGGATCTGAAACTGCCGATACCATCGACGTAACCTGCGCCCCCTGAGTAATCAGAAGAACGTCATTGCCGATGTTTAACTCTCTGGCCGCATCGTTATATCGCTCCTGGAGCTCATCAACAGATACGCCGTACAAAGAAGCAAGGTTGTTGAAATCAACGTCTTTGTCGAAATTAATGCTCTGCTTATTAGCGGCGTTCTTCAGGAATGCCTCACCTGAACCACCCTCAACCTTCTCAAGGCTGACGCAGGCGTTATAGCCAGGCTCAAGGAAGCCAATGGCATCGTTAGAATAGTCACCAAGGATGAAGACGCGATCGGGATGTACGAGCCGCTGATTTGTACCACCGTTTGGCAGGCTCTCAACGTATTTCCACTGCTTTGGCTGCCCATAGTCTGCCGAATTCTCGTCAGTAACCCATTGGCTAACAGATAACGAACCAGCCCATGCGATCGTTACCTTTTTGAGTGACTTCCCACGGAGAACCGGCTGCTCCCACTTTCTGGAGTCATTGATGTGTAGCAGGATGCCAGCATAGCGCCCTACTAAACGGCGGCGGTCTGCTTCAGCAAAAGCCCGCCATAGACGCTTTGTGAAAACCTTTTTGGTGTTCTTCTCCCAGGCTGTTTCATCCTTGCTCTCGTCGGCGTCATCACCCTCTATAATTTCCGGGTTCGTCTGCCAGCACTTGCCCACCAGCTTCTCAACGGCACCGTGAGCGATACCGCCGCGTCGGTACAGGGCGTAGAGGTTTTCGTAGGTGACCCGCTCAGGGAAGCCGTACTCGCACCATGCAGAATGGCGCTTATTGTCCAGCCCCATTGTAGGCGCCATCAGCCCCATACGGGCGCGAGCCATCCGCGCATCGTTCAACGCATGGTTGACGGCGAGAGTTAATTTGTCAGTCATGGATTGTCCGTTGGTGGGATTCAAGGCAATAAAAAACCCGGCTAAGCCGGGCTTACTGATTTTTAGAGCTTAAAAATTGATGTTATGACAACTGCGTGAGCATCAGCATTTCTTGATTTCGTCTGAGCCAAGGCCTCGTCTTCTACTTGCTTAACAAAAGCTTTAGCAGAAGTTTCATTACTTTCGATACCAATATGAGACATACCTAAAGGCTTTCCTGACTCAGCAAATGCGTTGAATGATATTACGTAAGCAGACATTCTATTTCCTTTTAAAAGAGTGGAAATATAGTTATCGGCATAGAGATAGATAGCTTTATCTCCCTTGCAAGCGCTTAGGAATCATCATTCCGGCCATTTGTCCCTTACGCTTAATGTGTCCGTCGAGGCTGTAGCGAATACCGTCCCAGCAGTGCTCATAACCGTCGGCCAATTTCGGCAGCACCTCGCCAGTGATGCGGTCCGTTTTGTACGACCACATGCGGGCCTCGCGCGCCACGTTCTTGCAGCGGGGATGGATAATGATTTCGTCGAATCCGCGAAGATGTGCGATGCCGTCCTCAACGCTGCCCTGCCACTTTTCAGCAGCTGAGATATTGAAGCCTTGCCGTTTGAGATAGCTGATTGTCTCAGGTCGCGCAGAGTCGGCCTTGATGGGCCAGTCACGCGCGCCTGGAATCGTGTCGTACAGCTCTGGCATGTGGTCGAGCTCTGTCTGCTGACCGTATGCCTCGTATTCGATGTACAGCCGGTTGTGCAGGATGAACGAACGCACCAGAGTGTTCGGGTCTTTAGCGAAACCGAAGTCAGCTCCGAAGAACAGACGTTCGGCCTCTTTCCATAACTGGTCCGAGAACTCAGCGATCCGGTATTTTCCGGCCAGGACCTGCTTATCGGAGTTTTCGAGATAGGCCCCTTCCCACACCCACGCGTATGTTGCCGGGTCTAGGCGGCGCTGATCGTTCTGCCGCTCACCTTCCAGCACATCCGGGAACCACGGGTTATCCGTGTAGTTCATTTCAACGGTGATGCAGTCGTCACCAGCTTCTTTGCGGAAACGCTTATCCGTGGCGCTACCGTCGCGCTCTGGGTTCCACGTCACCCAAATTTCTGATCCTTCTTCACGAACGGTTGGGCTCAGCTTCTGCCAGGCTATTTCGCTGACTGACTCAGCCTCATCAACCCAGCAAAGCAGGATGCGTGCTTTCGACTTTATGCTGTCGAGGTTATGCCGCAGGCCGCAGAACACGTAGTTAACGCTCTTGTCGATGGTGCGGATGTACTTCTCGCCGATATCAAAATTGGAAGCCAGCCATGGAACAGACAGGATTGCCTGTTTCACCTCCTGCATACTCGACTCTTCCAGCGAGTTCATGAACTCACGCGCGCAGAGCACCACGCCGCTTTCACCGTTCATCATCGACTGATACGCCTTTACGGCTGTCATCAGCGCAAAAGTGCGCGTCTTGGCGCTACCACGTCCCCCATGCGAGCACCGGTAACGCTTATTCACGGCGGTGAACAGTGGCGCAAGCTTTGCGGGGATCGGCAGTTGAACGGCGTTACTCATGCTTTGGCTCAATAGGCAGAAGCTGGATGACAGTCGGCTTCGGAGTCATGGTTCCGTCAGATGATTTGTGGTCGATTTCCTGGCTGACTTTGTCGCCGTACTTTTTCGGGTTCATGCGGGCCAGGGCCCATTTTCGCGTGTCGATGCGAAGACGTGCTTTAGCTACTGCGGCAGCCTCTTCATTCACACCGTCAGCGATATCGAACATATCTTCGAAAATCGCATCAGCGCGTGTCTCAGTGGCTTTCGCGTATTGGTCGCGAAACTCTGCATGTTGTGCCAGCCAGCGGAACACCGTCGCCTTGTTAGGCATCCCGGGTCGATCACAAACTTTGCGCAAGCTTTCCCCATCGGCAAGCAGTGAGCAAATGTCAGCAGCCACCTCTGGTAAATAATCAGAAGGGCGGCCAGTTTTTTGTTTGGTCGCCATATATTTCCTTAAAGGTTATGTGCCACTTCCCGATAATATGGTTTTAACAGGAGGAATAATGACACTCGAAGACTTCGCAAAAATGCTTATCAGTACTGGGAATTATGAATTGAAGATTGATGTCCTCTCTCTCAAAACAGGGAACCCAGAACAAGACAAAGAATTGCCTTTAACGGTGGTTTTCAAAGATAAGAACGGCCTTACTATTCATAGTGTAATGGTAGATCAGTAACAAATCCCATCAGGGGGCGGCAACTAAGCGTCCTCTGATGCTTTTTCCTCTAACACTGGTACAAAGTGGAACTGCTCCACGCTGTCCGGTCGAAAGTAACGCCATTCACCCGTGTCGGTAGCCAGTGCCACGAACCCATTAACGATTTCAGGCTGGCTTCGATTCATCATGCCAGTGAACGTATCTTTCGATGTAGTGGTGATAGTGATTTGGTAGATGTCGGACATTGAGAGCCTCTTTATCCGCTTGGGTGGATACTGCCATTACGATGGGCCAACCCATGGTGTTGTCAACAAAAAACCGCCCGTAGGCGGTTTATTTTGTTTGTTTTAATGCTTTTTTTTCAGCCGCTAAAGCGGTAATGGCGTCAATTCGTAGTTGCCTTTCATGCTTTTCAACATACCACTCTTGAATTAGAAGCTCGAGGAGTCCTATCAGCATCTCAGCTTCGTCTGGATCGACATCAACAATGACATTGATATCATTTTCCATATGAGCGCCAATGTTGCCAATATTCCTTACAGCATCGATTGCTTTCCAAACGTTCGTTTCAATCTGCCCCTCGATGGCTTTTATTTCGTCAACAAGTCTCGCTGGCTTAACATTCCAGACGTTCCTAATCATCCCTTGAAGACACCTGCGTGACAAAGTTGCAGAAGCTTTAGGTGAAAGGTTTTTGATTAACACCGCCTCTTTATAGTCATCTAAAATCGGCTTCGGCACATAATCAGGAAACTGTTTATAAATTCCGTTAGGCCTGTTAACCCACGTCTCTAGGAGATCATCAGGTATATAGTAACCGGCCTGATATTTTCCTGTAGACATCGTTGTAATGTATGTAAATTCTTTGCATTCTGGGTTTGGGCAGATGTTTACGAAAGACTCGAAAACGAGGACTCCAAACTTGGTATCCCCAGAAACTGAGAAGCTATCACGTTTTTTCTGCATTGAATCATAAACAGCCAACCTACCGCAAAAAGGACACTCCCAAGCAGACATATTAACCTCCATATAGTTTTGGTGGTTAATATATTGCACATTCCCAAATTATTGAAAGCCAAATCACTCAATACATTGCTCTTTGATGTAGTCCTGCAAATAGCCGACCTGCTTCGTCACTGTGACGATTCGCTCTCTGAGGGTGAAATAATCCCGTTCAGCGGAGTCAGTAAGTCCGGGGCCGGAAGCATCGCCCAAGCCGCCGGTGCTGGTCGCTCCGTTCGCGGGACATCTGGCGTTGACGTGCAGCCCACACTTGCCATCGCGAACACAACGCTGCAGATCATCAAGCTGCTTTTTCGCATCAGCTAAGTCCTTCGTGTATTTGGCATCCAGCGCAGCGACATCTCGCTGGCGGGTCTGCATGTCTTTGATGGTGGCGTTCGCCAGGCTGAGCTGTTCAGTGGCTTTATCGCGCTGGTCTTTGTAGGTGATTGCGTTGTCGCGGTAGTGGTTCACAAAGAACGTCAGCACGCCGATTAATGCCACCACCATCAGCTGCAACCAGTAACGTTTAACCAGCGCGCCAATCATGACAGGAACAGAGCCCGCTCTGCCTCCCGGCGACGCGTGAGTCCATTCAGGACTTTGCCACCAGCTTTATTCCAGCGCAGGAACTCATCGGCAGCGCCAGCGTAATCACCAGCGTTGAGTTTTCGCAGAAGGGTCGATGTCGACAAAGACCGTGCTCCGAGGTTATACGTGAACGACACCAGGGCATCGAATTGCCCCTGAGTCAGGCCAACTTTGACCAAGCGGGACACATCGCTTTCGTAACTGACCAGCCCTGTCTTCAGCAAACGCTCTACCGTTTCCTGCTTAATCGTCATCCCTGCGCGGATCGGTTTACCGTCGACAGGCTGAGTCCATCCGTATCCGATCGTCCACACTCCGACGCTGTCCTGGTACGCGGTGAGCTTGCAGCCTTCGAACTGCTTGATCAGGGCAATGCCTTTATCACTGGTTTGCATCACCGCCTCCAAACCGAGAATTAAACACCCGGGAAGCGATAACCTTAACCTGCTCTACGCCAACAAACCCTAGCGCGCCGCCGATAGCTATCGACAGAGACTGTGGAAGGTTAAAGTAATCAAGAGCTGACACAGCAGTAAGGGTTAGAGCTCCGCAGATCGCACCTTCAAGAATCATTTTCTTCCAGCCCCCTCCGCCGTAAGCGATTCGCAATGCGGCCATGGCAACCGATAGCAATACGGCACCCATCGGCGTTTCGCCACGCCACCAGCTGTGGAGTAGTTCGATAAACTCCGTCCAGGAGTGGGGATCGTTATGCATTTTCATAGTCTCTAACCTCCGGCTTAAAAGCGGGGGCTGTGTGTTTGAAAGGGGTCAGGCCCTCGGGACGATTTAACAAGTAGGCGTGTCGATGATGGTTCCCGGAGCCTGAAATAAAAAAGCCAGCGACAGGCTGGCAATGTGAGGGTAAGGCAATGTCGACTCTCTGGCCGAAGGGTCCCAGGTAGTGGGTTCGGTGTGCGGCGTACCGCAAATAAAAAAGCCCCGCACGATGGCGAGGCTCTTAATTCTTTGTCGACCTACGAAGCTATGGCGACGATATCAGATTTACATGAAATGTATGCTATTTAATTGACTTTTGCAACACCCTGCTGCGAAAAAGTCGCCTTTTGTTGTGATCGTGTTCTCATAGCGCAACGAAGAGATTCACCATCAAGCCGCTTAAAGATGGCGCACATGGCACGCCAGTAATCGGCGTAGTTATGGCACCAGTTATCAGGCTTAACGCCACACAGGGCCGCCAGGTCCTGGTGCTGATATACATCCTTGCCCGCCAGCTCCGCTTTGACATCCTGCGCAGCCAGCCAGATAAGCTTCTTCAGACGCTCCAGCGTCTTGCCGGCCACCTTTTTCTCGCCGAGCTGCCCCCTGAACTCTGCCCACGCCCACTGGGTGATCGCTACCTGATATTCGAAGCGGATATTCTCGCTGTAGTTCCAGAGCAGCCATGCCTTCTGGTGGTCTTCAAGAGACAGGACTGCGCGGCGCCACGATGCGGTCACGAACTCAACCGGCCCCACCAGCGCGATGGATGATCCCTTGGCGCGGGACTGGCTCCCGCTCATCGCCGGGCCGTCTGGGTTAACCATACGCTGCTTATCCTTGTCGAATACCTTCTTCCGCCCCCGGCTGCGCGCCGTCGCGGTAAATTGTGCGTTCTCGGCGAAAGCTACCAGTTGCCCTTTCGTCGTCCCGCTCAGATCGGCGGTCGCCACAATGAGCTGCTGACGGACATATTCGAGGTGCTGATTGTTCATTGTGCGGCTCCTGCAGGGTGATAGATACGAACGAAGTTACGGAGAATGCGGTAATCCACCAGCACGGAGCCCGGGCGGCGGTAAATCCGTAGGCGCTGCCAGCGCGCTCGGAGTATCTCGATCGTTTCTGGCTTCATGCTGCCTCCTGCTGTTTCAGTGCTTTGAGCTTGGCGCGGTATTCATCACGGATCCGGATGAAATCTTCACGGCGGTAGTTGGTCATTTCGTGGGGGCCATTGAGCCAGTCGACGTATTCCTGCCCGTAACGAGTGACCAGGCCAGCTTCGTATTGCTGCGCGACTGTCGCCTCTTTGGCGGTGTATTTCCCAGCTCCGGCATTACACGATTTGCACTGCTTATGGGCGTTGCGCTCTTCAAAGCGCAGTTCAGGGTTAGCACCGACCGTTTTGAAGTGGCCGCAATCCCATTGGCCGCCATGCAGATCGGGCGGATTGGTCTCGCCGCAGCTGATGCATGGCAAATCGGCATCGCGCGCACGGATGAAGGCGTTGAATGCCTGCTGAGCCTGGGCTTTGTAGTAACCGGCAGGTCGTAGCTCTGCCAGCCGCTCCTTGCGGCGTTTGCGCCCTGCCTTCTCTGCCTCCTTCTGCTCCTTGATGCGCTTAGCCGCGGCTTTCACCTTCTCCTTTTCGCGCTCTTCCATTGCGAGGATTGCGCCATGCTCCGGGCAGCACCAGCGGATCCGGATGTCGTGAAATTTCGGCACGAAGTATTCACCACATACTTTGCACTTACGGCGGGATGGTTTACGCATGATTCCTCCGTGCCGCGAGACGCAGCCACTTCTCATCCACAAGGCGAGCGGTGTAGTCTTTCGGTGTCGGGATGTCGGACGGCTTAACCACTGGCTTGCGCTGGCGGCGCGCCGGAACGCGGAATATTTCGTTGGTGATGACGCGGGAAAGTGGGCTATTCATTGCGCTCGCCCCAACGTTTTGCCCATTCAATTTCGAGGCGTGATTTTTCGCTGAACTTGACGTTATGCTGAGTTCCGAACCAGTAGATAGCCTCAATGACTTCGACCATCTGGCGGACAGTCATCTTACTGGTGCGCTGACCGAACATCACAACGCCACCATCAAGGCCGGGTGCCATGCGCTGCTCTTGCTTTTTGGACTTGGCGACCATAGCGGTGATCAGGTCTTTCCAGTCGTCAGAATCGTATTTATTGCCAAACCACGTAACTTGGTCGGAGAGGTCTTTAAGCAGCGGCCACATTTTTTTGTTCTGATCGAGGGTGCGGGTCATCTCCTTGATGTCGAGAACTAACGGGCGCTTGGCGTCCACCGGAAGCTCCCGGATGAAGTTGATAGCGTTTTGCTTGATGGCGTCGTTGACGAGGTGGAATTGCTGCCTCATGCGCCACCTCCGAGAGATAACGCTGAATGCAGAAAATCGCAGGTGCATTTCTGCATCTGTGACAAGGTGAGGAGTTCAGATTGTGGTCGCATTTAAGTCCCCTTAAATGCGCAGAAGTCATCGGAGTTGTTCAGGCTCCGATGACATGATTATGGAAGGGTGAAAGCTGAAAATCAAGTTTAAATACAATAAAGTACACCCAATTACAAAGGTTGAAAAATTACTCCCTCCTTCGATTTGATCCTTAATCATGTAGCATTTACTATTTAATGTACTTAAGTTCTCTTTATAGTCAGAGTAAAACCATTAAGAATAATTCTGCATGGGGGGACTCTTAACGAACAAATTTATCAACACTCACACAAGCTAACAAAATTTAAAAATACAACTCTCCGAAAACAACCTACAGCTTAGATCGCAATCCTGCAACTATAAGCAACAGGATTGCAAAAAATATTTTTGACACAAAAATAACGCACATCACAAATCAGTTCGGCAATAGCAATGCGTCATTTTAGTTAGAAATTTTTTCTTTAATTTCCTTATTTATCTCTTGAGTCAGTAGCTCATCCTCCCTTTCTAACTCTTGTATTTTCCTTTCTCTTTTCTTGATATTTTCGACATCAGTCTGTAAATCATCCTCAAGAGTTTTCTCAATAGTATGCTTCAATGAACTGAACTCACCTTTAGCAGCTATTTCTTGCAAATCCTTTGCTTTTTTTATTAACTCTACCCTTTCTTTTTTTAACGAATTGCGTTCAATCGACACTGAAAGTTTTAAGGCTCCCTTGCAAATTAACATTGAAAGAACAAAACCGATTATTGGAGCTGCGCTTTCAGAATGAGCAATTCCAGTTTCTCCAAGAGCAAATGAAGCACAGGTAGCAATACCGGCTGCAATTTCAGCCTTATAATTCTTAAGCTCCGATAGCATGGTTAATCCTTACTATCTATAACAATATCATCAATAAATTTAGAGTATTGTTTAGCTTTATCGAAATCCTCTAAACTCCGCTTGATAAATTCCTTTAAAAACGCCTCATCAACATTACCAACAGCAGGCAAATTAACTTCACAATACAGTCTACGCTCATCCATTGAGTCATCCTTTAAAAATAAGGAAAACTTAGCGACATTTGCTATCTCTGTTAATTTACTTGCGAACCGCCGCAGAGTATTATCGTCTTGTTCAACTTTATCAATCTTTAAAAAACAATAAATTTTTATGGAGTTTTTAAGTTCACTCTTTGTTATTATTTTAATCAACTCAGATTTAACGATAACATCACCATCCTTGTCAACAAAGGACTCTAGACCAATATCCTTTAGAATTGGCAATAGATCCGAAAGTTGTAGATTGTCATATTGTAGATTTAACATAAACTCACTCTAATGTTAGTAATAAAATGCTTGTAACCAATAGACACCAAAGCAATCATTAACTATGGCATCGAACTCACTTTCATGATAATGATACATATAGCTATTCGCAATATACACTCATAATTTTTCTGATCACAGCAGAATAAATTTTACTATATACATACTATCTAAACTAAATGGCGATCTCTCGCTTTATCGCTGCGTTGTTCGGTGAATGAGCCATAACCTTCCAGGTACCACTCGATAGCTTCTCTTCCAGTCATCAGAATCCACCTCGCTGTGCAGGTTTCGCTTCTTTCTCGCGACGGCGCTGACTGGCAGCTTCCTGGTCGCAGTCATAAATCGCGCCGTGGCGCTGCTGGCAGTACACGACACCGGTTTCGCCGTGACGGTTCAGACGCAGCAGCAGCTCTGTTTCGCTCTGGTTTGCTGTTTCGTCGTAAGCCCCTTCCCGGTAGATTGCCAGCCAGTAATCGCAATCCTGTTCGATCTGCCCGGTATCGCGGGAATCACTCGGCAGCGGGCGTTTGTTGGTGCGTTTCTCCAGGTCTCGGTTAAGTTGGGTCAGCAGCACGACTACGCAGTTCAGTTCCTTGGCCAGCATCTTCAGGCCTTTGGTGATCAGCCCATAGGCAAGATCGTTACGCTCAGCCTTATCGGCAGTCATAAGCGTCAGGTAGTCGACCAGAACCATGCCAACTTTTCCGCGTTCGCGCTTTATCCTGCGGGCCTCGGCGACGATGTGAGACAGGCCAATACCTGGCGTGTCGTCAATCATCAGGTTGTTGGTATCGATCAGCGCGCTCATCACTCCTGTCGCCTTCTGGATGTCCCCATCCCAGTCGCCCCAGTAACCGAAATCTTCTTTGGTCATGTCCGGGTAGAACAGGTTTGGCGTAAGGCGGCTCTGCTGGGCTGTGATCTTCTCGACCATCTGCCCTTCTGGCATTTCCAGCGAAAACATCAATGCTGGCTCGTTCTCCACGGTGGCGCAGTTAACGGCCATCTGCGTGTACAGTGTGGTTTTCCCCATCTTTGGTCGCGCGCCGATAACAAACAGACTGCCCCGCACGATGCGCTTTATGCCCAGCAAATCGTCAAGTGACGGAAGACCGGAGGACAGGCCCCGGCTACGGCCGTTCGGCTTGCAACGCTCGTCGAACTCTTCAGCCCAGTCCGACACCGCGTCATGGAATGAGCGGAGCCCGGTCTTTCTGCCGGTACGCGCGTAATCGCTGATCTCGGTAAACAGACTCTGGATAGCTTCGAACTTCTCGGCGGTAGTCATTCCGTTACGCGCGTACAGCAGTTCGGTTGCCTTCGTGGTCATGTCGATGCCGTAGCGCTCCATGGCCTTCTCGCGAACCACTATGGCGTAGTGAACGATGTTCGCTGCGCTCGGCGTGTTCTTCGACAGCTCAGCCATGTAGGCAAAACCGCCAGCCATCTCTTCAAGGCCTTTAGCCTCCAGCGACTCAATCAGGGTGATCAGGTCTACCGGTCGCTGTTTTGCCACCAGCTCACGCATCTCTGCAAAGATCACCTGGTGTGCACGGAGGTAAAACGATTCGGGCTTCAGCATGGCAAGGGCTTTCTGGCAACGCTCGCTGCCGGTGTCCAGCATGATGCCACCCAGTACGCTCTGCTCTGCTTCGAGGTTATGAGGTACGGTCAGGATTTCATTGCTCACAGTGAACCCTCCCGCGTTTTAACCAGCGTTTCGGAACGCAGCAGGTAGTCAAAGCTGGCACGCCATCCGGTGTCGTTATCACCGAAATAAAACGGCTTTGCAGTACGGGAGAACGCTGAAAAATAGTTCTCAACTGCTTCTACCGTTGGTTCTTTCAGCTCAGACAGCAGACGCTTGATGCCACGGCGACGTTTGTCGTTAAGGGCTTCTGCCTGCGGCAGTCTGTCTCCCAGGGTGGAGTTGTATGCTGACAGCACAGCCTGATAGTCGATTGCTGGTTTTTTCTGTGAAACCGGTTTTTCTTCCTGCCCGCCACATTCCCCCTTGGGGGATTTAGGGGGATCTTTTCTTTCTTTCTTTTGAATAGTTTCTTTTGTGTTTAGCTGAGTTGGCTTATGGGCATTAGCTGACTTGGCTAATGTTTCGTTAGCTGTTTCGGCTAATGTTTTGCCATGTTGGCTAATGCTGAAATTCCAGTCAGAAATCACCTTATTCACCCCGATCGCCAGGCCACTGGTAACGATGATGTTCATTGCAATCATCTCGTTCTTGGCCTTGCAGACATGCGTATGGTGAATGCCGGTCATTGCTGCAATCTGGGTATTGGTAATACGGTCAAACTTTTTCCCGAACCCGTAGGTTTTGCGGATCACCGCCAGAACGACCTTCAGCTGGCGAGCTGTTAAATCAGCAGCCATAACCGCTTCCAGCAGCTCGTTAGCGATGCGGGTATACCCATCATCGATATCTGCCACCTGACGCTCCACGACCGATCCAGACGGCCTGAAAGGTATTACTTTTGCGAGGTTATCCACGACCGCTCTCCTTGCGTTTCAGTTCTTCCAGGATGGCACGCATCTTTTCGGCCACTTCCGGGTTAACGGAACGGACAAAGCGGTCACGGGTAATGTTTTTATGTACAGCGGTATGGAAATAGCGTGGTTTTTTTGCCATTATTCCTCCTGCAACTACTCTCGTTTTTGCACCAGAAAGTCGGTTCTGTTCGCGCAGACCGGCTTTCGCCGTTTCTGTAGTTCTCACATAACCCCCAGCATCGACGTAACCATCGTCATCAACGGCCCTACCTGCTCCGGCATGAGGCGGAACAGTGACGCTATACCCTCACTTACCTCTTTCAGCTTCTGATGTTCTGGAGCGTCCAGCAGCACGGCCTGTTTAGCCTCTGCGAGTTCTTTCTCGGCTTCAGCCAGGCGAGACATTTTGCAATCGGCGCCGATCAGGCGAGTGCGATACTCAACCGGCAGGACCGCCATGATTGCGGGCGTCAGCTGGCGCACGTTCTCGCGGTACTGCTCGGAGTCGAAGCGGTTATCCAAGAAGCGAAACAGTTTTTGGCGCGCCCGGCTGATGTCTTCCGGAAAGTTGATGGCGGTCCCGCCCTGCTCCCGGTATTCGTTGATGATCAACGCCGAAACGACGTCCTGATTGTCCAGCGCCGACGACCATGCCCGGACCGCATCGCGGATCTTTTCGTGGTCTGGCGCCGCTTTAGCTTGAGCGCGGTTTATCATCGCTCCCGGGAGTATTCCGGTATTGTGTTGATACGCAAGTGAATGCATTTGCTATTCCTGATGTTCCTGCTTCTTACTGTGAGGAAATTCGCGATACTCGACCGCCTGAACCTCGCCAGTAGGAAGCTTGTTGATGAAAATCTGACGGCCGACCCTGATCGCTTTGCTAATTGCCGTTTGGTGGACACCAATGGCATCAGCTGCTTTTACCTGACCAACCTCGTCGACATATTCAGCGAGTGAAATTTTCATTTTTAACGTGACTCCTTACCGTTGATATAAAAACAATACCATAAGTATTAAAACATGCAATACCGGCGGTATTTTTAAATTAATAGCTCAGGTATTACTATCTGAAAATGGAAAAGAAAAAAGACATCACACCGACTCAGGCTGAGGACGCAAAGCGCCTTAAAGCCATCTATGAGGCGAAGAAGAAAGTACTCGGAGTTACCCAGCAGTCGATTGCTGACGAGCTGGATATTACTCAGGGAGCGGTAGGCCATTACCTTAACGGGAGGAATCCCCTTAACCTTCCTGTAGCTTCAGTTTTTGCTCGCCTTCTGAATGTTAGCGTTGAGGAATTCAGTCCGACTCTGGCAAAAGAGCTTTCAGAAATGGGGCTAACCAGCGTTAATGAGCCATCAGTTCCGTATGTAATTGGATATACACCAGGTAAACGCTACCCGGTTATTAGCAGCGTACAGGCCGGATCATGGTGTGAGGCATTGGAGCCATACTCTATTAAGGATGTTGATCAGTGGCTGGAATCAGATGCTCACATTCAAGGAGATGCATTCTGGTTGCGTGTTGAAGGGGATTCAATGACTGCGCCCGCTGGCTTAAGCATACCAGAAGGCACGTTTGTTCTTTTCGATACAGGACGAGAACCAATCAATGGCAGCCTCGTTATCGCTAAATTATCTGATTCAAACGAAGCTACATTTAAGAAACTGATCATTGATGGAGGCCAAAAATACCTTAAGGGCCTTAACCCGCAGTGGCCTCTCGTACCCATCAATGGTAATTGCAGAATTATCGGTGTTGCGATTGAGACGAAGCTAAAGCTCGTTTGATAAGTTTGTAAACAGGGGCGTTTTCGCGCCTCTATTTGCACTGACCGGCGACCCTGCCCACCATTGCCTTCGTTGAATCTATCCCTCCAAAACCAGATAGCGTTTTGCTCATCAATACCACACCATCAGGCTGTAAAACCCAAGTCTCCATGGCGTGCTTTCCAGGTTCAGTGGTAAGCCCTACGACAACATTTTTACTCATAGCTCGATAAACCATGCCTCCACCATCAAGACCGTCATACAGTACTGTCGCATTATCGCCATCAATAACGATTGTGAATGTTCCAGAAAACGCGTCGTCAATCCGCGAATACCCTTCTCTCTCACTGTAGCTTGACCCTTTAAGATCTTTCACAGTCCAGCACGATGCGTTTGCAACCATCGGTAAAACTAACGCCGCAGCTATAAGTAACCTCATTTTCCCTCTCCAATAAAGTTCAAAACCCCATCAATACTAGCCGCTCTGCTCGCTTACAAAAATATTTCTTCCTTATTTTCATAAACATAATACCGCGCAATCAACTATTAATACCGCCAGTATTGATTTATATTAATACCGCTAGTATTGTTTAGGCATCGAGACAATCTAGCGTCTCGGTCAGTCGAACGGCGCGACAGTAAACCATGCGTCGGACGCCCGGCGGGCTCAGGGAGAGCGGCAATGGTGCGTAACACGATTCACCAGAGGTCATTTGCGATTGGCCTGCGGTGAATAAACAAAGGGGTGAGAGTATGGAAAACCGGACAATGAATTGAGAAATGTAGTTCAGGAACTAGCAGATGAAGAAGGCATCAGTTTAGCCGATGCCACAGATATTTCGATAAAGACGCTTCAATACGAAATTCAGAGCAGAAAGTCGTTTAATGAGTGGCCTGCCATAAATGGAGGCGCATCAAGCCTTCTGTAGAGCCCACGCCCATTGAACAGCTTCTGTAACAAGAACCTGTGGATCAAAGTTATAAGTCTTTGCAATGCGCAGGACTTCATCTCGAACCTGGTAGACGTCAATGCTTTTGGTTGTAACGTATTCGGCGTCAGGCAGCTTGAAAACCACGCCATCGTCGCTGGTTACTTCTCGTGCGTATCCTGATGCCTGCATGCTTTCATGAAGCTTTTCATAAGTGTCCCATTCAGCTCCGCGCAAAACCACACGAACAGTATAGATTGCCATAAACATTTCCTTATTTTGACTGTGGAAACAGCAGTCTACGACATTCCTTCGACTGTGGAAAGTGAAGGAAATCACGCGCCGGGCGTGACTAAACACCCCGGCACTCATTCAAGTTGAGGCTGCCTGAAGGCGGCCTTTTTATTACCTCATACCTCAGTCGCTTCACAGAGGCGGCTTAGTTATGACAACCGGCGGCCATCCACCGCCCATTGAAACACTGAATAAATGCGTTGAAGTCTTGTATTAACCGTTCCGTTCGCCGCGATAAGGCCAAGAGGATTTATGAGTGATTTGGAGTTTGGCTTAAAAATATACGCCTTATGGTTTGTCGGGATGTTTCTGCTCGGCATAGCAATCAACTCGCTGACGAAAAAAGAACATCGCCAGCCACTTTCAAAACTAGCCATTGATCATGTAGGCATGTCTTCCGCAATAACCATTGTGGGCCTGATTGTGTGCGGTATGGGCTGGTTCTTATTCAAGGTGGTGTGAGATGACAGTCACCCACAATGGCAAGCAATACACCGCCAAAAAGCTCAACGATAACGAGTGGCAGCTGACGTCGGTATCGAACCCGCGGGAAAAGCTGACACTAAACCGCTGGCACATGAAGCTGGCTGGCCTCCTGAAACAGATTGAGATGAAGGTATGACTATCAATCACCCTCTTCTTCGCTTAGCTCAGCAGAAAGCCCGTGATGCGCGCCAGAATGGTGATGGCGCTAAATGGATGGAAGCCAACGAAGAGATGAAGAGAGCCGCTGGCATGCCGTGGTATCGAGGGAATTCGAATAAGCGTGGAGGTGAGCATGCAATGGGTTAAATACTCTGAGCGCAAGCCAGATGCCGCCGGTATTTATATCTGGAGAATGGCCAGCCGAAAAGTTAAAGGGCTTATCGTTATTGCCCGAGCTAAGTTTCGCCTTCGTGGCGCTGGTTACGAAGATGTTCTTTCTCCTGAATTTGACCGTTGGGACGGATATTCGGTTGTTGTGCCAGGAGAACTTCAATGGGCTGAAGATGATGGTTCGCTGCCGGACATTTCTTTCGAAAATATCCCTGACGCAACAGAGTGTCCATTTTGCAAACGACAGCCAGCAATTAAAGCGTTCGAATGGGATCGCGGTTGCAGGATTGGTCCTGAGCCATACATCCTCAATCAGTTCCAACTGAAATGTTGCGGATGGATAGCTCCGGTTACCTTCGACTCACCAATTTCAGCCATAGAGTGCTGGAACTCAAAACTTTCTAAGTAACCACCCTATTCAACCGATCGGCCTGGCTTTCTGCGGGCGGGATCTGCACATCCAAATTTCAGGAGTTCAGCTATGAACGCATACCTCACTTACGACCGCATCGAAGATCGGCGCTGGGCTGAGCAGCAGCTCACCGAAGAGAAAGAGAAGTGGATCGACGACCGGGCGCAGCAAATCATCGACATGATGCCAAAAGAGCCGTCCGGCCTCTTCCACTTCTCCGTACCGATTGACTCCAGTCCATACGAAGGACTTCGCAGCGATAAAGCTGGCGAGGCGTACAACGATTTCATTTCGGCAGTTGCTTACGCCCAGGCGGAATACGACTGGGAACACCGTACCGGTTGCCCGTTTTAATTTTTGAGGGGATTAATGATGGCAAACGAATTAACAATCGCGGCGAAGTCGCTTCAGGAGATAGGTGTCGACGTCTCCACCTGGAGTGCGCTGAAGAACAGCATCTACCCTGGCGCCAAAGACGAATCGGTAATGATGGCGCTTGATTACTGCCGCGCCCGCCAGCTTGATCCGTTGCTCAAACCTGTTCACCTCGTTCCGATGTACGTCAAAGACTCGAAAACAGGTAAAGGTGATTGGCGCGACGTGGTCATGCCGGGCATTGGGCTTTACCGCATTCAGGCAGACCGATCCGGCGATTATGCCGGGGCCCGAGAACCTGAATTCGGTCCCGATGTAACTCAGACGCTTACTGGTGTCGAGGTGACCTTCCCTCAGTGGTGCAAATACACCGTTTATAAGCGCATGCCCAGCGGAGAGATCGTCGAGTTTAGTGCCAAAGAATACTGGATTGAAAACTACGCCACCGGTGGCCGCGACACCACGGCGCCGAACGCGATGTGGAAAAAGCGCCCGTATGGACAGCTGGCGAAATGCGCGGAAGCTCAGGCGTTGCGTAAGGCATGGCCGGAGATTGGACAGCAGCCTACTGCCGAAGAAATGGAAGGCAAATCACTGGACGTTGATATCCGTGACGTCACGCCCCGCAGCACAACAGAAGCACTTCCACCAGCAGCAAGCGAAGAAACGCTTCAGGCGATAACCGATCTCTTAACGACCCTGAATAAAGACTGGGAGCAAGACTTCCTCCCAGTGTGCAGCGACATCTTCAAGCGGCCAATTCTCGAGGCGTCAGACCTCACTGAAGAAGAGGCACAAAAAGGGTTCAACTTCCTTCAGAAAAAAGCTAAGGCGGCAGCATGACACCCGAAATTATCCTGTCACGTACCGGAATTGACGTAACCACTATCCAACAGGGCGATGAGGCGTGGCACCGGCTGCGCCTCGGCGTCATTACCGCCTCAGAAGTGCACAACGTTATTTCCAAGCCGAGATCCGGCACAAAATGGACGGGCATGAAGATGTCCTACTTCCACACCCTACTCGCCGAGGTATGCACCGGCGTCGCACCAGAGGTTAACGCCAAAGCTCTGGCCTGGGGCAAGCAGTACGAGGAAGACGCCCGCACCCTCTTCGAGTTCACCACTGACGTGAAAGTCACGGAGTCTCCGATCCTGTTCCGTGACGAAAGCATGCGCACCGCGTGCTCCCCTGACGGCCTTTGCAGTAACGATTTCGGCCTCGAATTGAAATGTCCGTTCACCTCCCGCGATTTCATGAAATTCCGCCTCGGCGGTTTTGAAGCCATTAAGTCCGAGTACATGGCCCAGGTGCAGTACAGCATGTGGGTGACAGGAAAAGAGGCCTGGTTCTTTGCCAACTACGACCCACGCATGAAGCGCGAAGGTATTCACCACGTCGTCGTTGAGCGGGATCCGCAATACATGACCGATTTCAATGAAATGGTGCCGGAGTTCATCGAGAAGATGGACGAAGCGCTGGCGGAAATCGGCTTCACGTTCGGGGAGCAGTGGAAATGAAACGCACACCATTTTACCGCAGGCCCGGGCGAACCGGGCAATTCTCCGGCCTCCGTGAGCGCGTTATCTGGATGATTCAGACGCGCGGGCGCCCGGTAACCGGCAGCGAAATCGCTGAGAAGTTTGGCGTAACGCTAATCGAGTTTAACCGGGTCGCTAACGGCATCACCCGCGGCACCGGGCAGATAGCGCAGATTGTTGAGTCGGAGAAATGGCTTAACGAGGACGGCATCTGCGACAGGACATTTAGCCTGGCCAGCAAGCCAAAGGTCGTGACGCCGCAGGGTAAATCGCGGCTGTTCACCCGGCGCGCCATAGAGCAATCGCAGGAAGGTAGACGGCAGGAGTGCATTGAACGTGCCGCCCACCGTAGCCGACTGATTGCTCAGGGCCTCTACATCGACGAAATGGAGTCCATCCTATGACTCACGCTCACGACGACATCAGGGTTGGCACTCTGTGCCTTCCCTTCATTGGTAACGGCTGGCTAATGCCATGGGGTGAAGTGGTCAGCAATCCATTAAAGGCGCAGCGCCTCGCTGAGGAATATCGGGAAAGGCAGGAGGCGGCATGACCTATCAACTCCACGTCGGGCGCTGCGAGGACGTTATGAAAACGCTGCCGGACAACTCCGTTGACGCTATCGTGACGGATCCACCGTACGGGCTGAGCTTCATGAACCACAAATGGGATTACGACGTTCCCACTGTTGAGCAGTGGCAGGAATGCTTGCGCGTTCTCAAGCCTGGCGGCCATCTTCTGGCGTTCGGCGGTTCACGAACCTATCACCGCCTTGTGGTTAATGCAGAGGATGCCGGTTTCGAAATCAGGGACCAAATCCTCTGGATTTACGGCAGCGGCTTCCCAAAGTCGCATAACCTCGAAGGTGATTTTGATGGCTGGGGTACTGCTCTAAAGCCTGCTCACGAACCGATCGTCATGGCTCGCAAGCCATTCAAAAACACGGTGTCAGCGAACATGGCTGAGCACGGTGCCGGGGCGATCAATATCAATGCCTGCCGCATCCCTACCGACGAGGCGCTAAATGGCGGTGCTGGCGGCCTGCTTTCGCATCAGCGCGACGGCACAGAACCTGTTTCTGATTACGAGCAGGCACCGGAGGGACGCTGGCCGGCAAACATAATTCACGATGGAAGCGATGCTGTAGTGTCAGCGTTTCCGGATGCGAAAGGCCAGCAAGGAGCGCTTACCGGCAATGAGCCAAGCTCGAAAATGGGTGCGGCGAATTGCTACGGTCAAATGGACCGGCGGCACGAGTCAATTCCACGTATCGATAGCAGCAAGAGCGCCGCTAGGTTCTTCTACTGTGCCAAGGTAAAACCGAAAGAGCGCGATGAAGGCCTCGAGAGATTCATTACGACGTCAGCCAGCGACATGACAGGCGGCCGCAAAGAAGGAAGCGTAGGCATTAACGATCCGCGCGCCGGTGCCGGGCGTACCAGCGGCGCGAAGAACAATCACCCCACCGTTAAACCGATCGCCCTGATGAGCTATCTCTGCAGGCTGATTACTCAGCCTGGCGGTACCGTGCTTGATCCGTGGATGGGGAGCGGTAGCACTGGACGGGCAGCTATAGAGGAAGGCTTTAACTTCATCGGCATCGACCTGAACCCTGATTACGTAACTATCGCTTCTGCGCGAATTGCTCACTCTTTCAAAAAGACGACGGAGTCCGCATGACGCCAGCAGCTTATTACAACGAAATCGACCCATTCGCCGCCAAGTGGCTGCGCAACCTGATCGCCGGCGGTCATATCGCACCTGGCGAAGTTGATGAAAGGAGTATTGAAGATGTCACACCTGACGACCTGCGAGGATTCACGCAGTGCCACTTCTTTGCCGGGATTGGCGTCTGGTCACATTCCCTGCGCCTCGCCGGATGGCCTGACGATAAACCAGTCTGGACAGGCTCCTGCCCGTGCCAGCCTTTCAGCGCGGCAGGCAAAGGAGATGGGTTTGCTGACGAGCGGCATCTTTGGCCCCACTTCTTCCACCTCATCAGCGAGCGCCGCCCTCAGCATGTCTTTGGCGAACAGGTTGCAAGCGGTAACGCAAACACATGGTTCGACCTTGTACAAGCTGACCTGGAAGGAATGGGATACGCCTTCGGGCTTGTGCCGTTTACGTCAGCGGGCATCGGTGCTCCGCACATCAGAGAACGAGCTTATTGGGTGGCCGAGTCCGCTGGCGAGCAACATCAAAAATTGTTACCAGGACTGGAAAAAGGTAATGGCGAGGAAGGAGGCTGGTCGCCAGCCCAATCTACAGGACTTTGCAGTGCTGGCGGCATGGGTGACACCAACCTCACGCGACTGGAAAGACTCATCGGGAATGACTGCGCAGCGGGACGGGAAGGAACGATTGGACCAGCTGCCGCGCCAGGCGTTCACATGCGGCCCCTTGAGGTTAACGGTTTTTGGAGGGATGCGGACTGGCTCTTATGTCGAGATGGAAAATGGCGTCCAGTTGAACCCGGCACATTCCCGCTGGTTGATGGGGCTGCCGCGCGCATGGGACGAGTCGAGTCCGGGGTGGCGAGAGTGGCAAGCAGCAACCGCGTCGGCCGACTCAAAGGTTACGGCAACGCCATAAACGCACAGGCTGCGGCTGAATTTATCCGAGCTTATATGGAGGGATTATGACGCCAGAAACAGACAACGCCATCCGCGCCGCCTGTCGCCGCTGCACCGAGGAAATCCAGCAGGCCATGCGCAAGAAGCCAAAGCCTAACTGGAACGAAACGGTGCCTCCCATCATCAACAAGCATCACAAGAAAATTGAAGCTCTGGGAGTTAGCCTCCTGGAGTTCGTCGTATACACAGGGCGGCTTAATCGCCGCTTCGGACTTTAATCGCGACTAAATACGAGCATTTTGATTACCATTTCTTAACCACATGATTAAGCCTTGTAATGAAATGTAAATCAGGTTCAATATTTGAAGTGATGGCGTGCATTTTTTATTAAGATTTCGATATGATTTATACCCATTTATATGAGGTACATAATATGAGCATTGATGGATTGCACATGGAGCAGCAGGATTTTGCTCTAAATATTTTATTTAAAACAGAAGTATTAGAAACCTGTCAATTTCACGAAGATGCTATTTTTGATAGTGGGAACGAAGTAGAGAATGCTTACAAGTATGCGACAGTGCTATTTAAAAAAACTCCAGAAAATGTTCCTTTTTCGAACCTTCGAGAAATGACCGATACCATTAAGGACATGTATGACCAATATAGTTATGGTGATGGATGTCCTTATTGCGCAAAATACATGGCTGAATAACCCACCCTAACTCAAATTACTCAATAAAAGCCAGGATTCCGCTGGCTTTTTTCTTTTTCTGCATTTTCTCTTTCATGATTTCGAATAATCAACACGATGCAACAGACGTGGGTATACTCACGCCGGTTGCCAGGAGTCATCTATGGCACAGGTCATTTTCAATGAAGAGTGGGTCGTTGAAGCCAGACTGACTGAAAGAACCGGCCTTAGTGAAGGGCAAATCAAAAGTTATCGGCTGAAATTGTGGATCGAAGGCGTTCATTTCAAAAGGCTCACCGCTGAAGGCGAGACCGATAACCGGAATGGTGTTCTTTGGTACAACTACCCCCGTATAAACCAGCTTGTTCAGGAGGCTTGATGGGTTTTCCAACTGGGGTTGAATTGCATAATGGAAAAATCAGGATCACCTTCACTTATCGTGGCATTCGCTGCCGCGAAGTCCTCCGGGGCTGGGCAGCAACAAGCGGGAACGTTAAAAAGGCTGGTAATTTGCGGGCTGTGATCGTCAGTGAAATACAGATGGGGAAATTTAGTTATGCGGATCATTTTCCCGAATCTAAAGCGCTGAGAAAATTTTCCACTACAAAGAGAATCAACACGTTTAGTGAACTATGTGATCTGTTCACTGATGCAAAACAGTTTGAAATTTCTGCAGCCTCGATGCAAACGCTAGCTTCAAACGTAAACACTCTACTCCGCGAAATTGGCAGGAACACCGCGATTTCAGAGATCCAGCACGCTGATCTGTTGAACTACAGGAAGCAACTTTTGACTGGGGATGTAGTCAATCCGGCAATGCCTCAACTGAACAAACAAGGGCGTTCTCCGTCAACTGTGAACATGCTCATGCGCGTGTTGGTAGAAATGTTGAAGCTGGCCAACCGTAGCCAGTTTATTACCCATTCCCCATGGGAGGGGCTTTCGTATCTCAAAACCTCAAAAACAGACCCTGACCCTTTAACGCTTAACGAGTATCAAAGCATGCTTGCGGCAATGCCTGTTAAGCATCGTCCGATATGGATCTTGGCGGTACACACCGGCATGAGACATGGTGAGTTGTGCGCTCTTTCCTGGGGGGATATCGACCTCAACAAAGGGGAAATCCATGTATCCAGAAACCTCACGAACAAAGGTCTGTTTGTTCCACCGAAAACAGATGCGGGCATAAGAACGATTACACTTTTGAAGCCTGCGCTGGAGGCATTGAAAGAGCAGTTTTTATGCACCGGCCACCTCGATCAAAAAGAAATTGTCTTCCACCACCGCGAGCATGGAAAAACGGAAAAACAAAGCCTGCGTTTTGTGTTTGTTCCCCAGAAATCGAAGGTTAAAAAACCTCATTTTTCAAAGAGCGCTATATCCTATGGCTGGAATGTCGGGATGGAGCGGGCAAAAAACAGAGCGCGCGATCCTTACCAGTCTCGCCATACTTATGCGTGTTGGTCACTTTCAGCGGGTGCAAACCCTTCTTTTATCGCTTCCCAGATGGGCCATGAAGACGCGCGTATGGTCTACGAAGTATATTCAAAATGGATCGGGGATATGAATAGCGATCAGGTGGATATGCTCAATTCCAGAATGCCTACTGCTATGCCCCCAAGATGCCCCAAAGCTAAGTATCTGCTTAAAAAAGTGTTGTGAAATTAATTACCTAAAAACATTACCAATAATATCAGGTGGATTACACTTCATAGTGCGGCCTCGCTTTTTCCCGCGCCGGACAACCTGAGGATGACAATCATGGGAAGCAAGAAGAAAACCAGTGTCGCTGTTGATGTCGAAAAAAATGCACCGCTGAAAACCAAAGAGTACGAAAAAGAGCTTCGTCGCCTCCACGTTGAACTGGTGAAGCTCCAGCAATGGGTCGTCGCCAAAGGGTTAAAAGTGTGTATCGTTTTTGAAGGGCGCGATGGCGCCGGTAAAGGCGGCACCATAAAAGCGATCACCGAGCGCGTCAGCCCGCGCGTTTTCCGCGTTGTTGCCCTTCCCGCCCCCACCGAGAAAGAGAAAACCCAGCTCTATTTTCAGCGTTATGTTCCCCATCTGCCCGCTGCCGGGGAGATCGTGATATTCGACCGAAGCTGGTACAACCGCGCGGGCGTCGAGCGGGTCATGGGGTTCTGCACGCCGGAACAGGTGGAGAAGTTTCTCGACGGTACGCCGGTGATGGAAAAAGCGATGGTTGATGCCGGGATTATTCTGCTGAAGTACTGGCTTGAGGTGACACCGAAAGAGCAGGAGCGCCGTTTACGTGACCGTATTAACGACGGTCGTAAAATATGGAAGCTCTCACCGATGGATATTAAATCGTTTAACCTGTGGGATGAATATACCGTAGCGCGCGATGCCATGTTTGCGGCAACCGATACCGCCTGGGCACCGTGGTATGTGGCCCGTTCGGAAGATAAGAAACGCGTGCGGCTGAATATTATTTCGCATCTCCTGACGCAGATCCCGTATAAAGAAATTCACGTTGAAAAGGTGGAATTACCGAAACGTAAAATTGGCAAAGTGAAACCGACGAAATACCCGTTCCGTTATGTGGAAGAGCGGTTCTGA